ATTCGAAGCACCTACAAACCCTAAGTTTGTTGGTACATTAAACGGCGCAATGAGAGTTTTCGTTGACTCTTATGCTCCTGACACTACACCAGTATTGGTTGGTTATAAGGGTTCATCTGAGACTGATGCGGCAGCATTCTATTGCCCATACATCCCATTGATGAGTTCTGGTGTTGTTCTAGATCCTTCTACATTCGAACCAGTCGTGTCATTCATGACTCGTTACGGTTATGTAGAATTGACTAACACAGCGTCCAGCTTCGGTAACGCGGCTGACTACGTTGGTGAGATCGCAGTTCAAAACTTGACTTTCCAATAAATCGGAATCTTCTTGTTCGGGAGCACAGACTACGGTCTGTGTTACGGGAAGGAATCAAAGAGCACTTCGGTGCTCTTTTTTATTGGGCATAAATATCTAATGACTGCATTATTATATACCTTAATAGTCACACACATCACTATAGTATGTGTTACTCTATTCTTACATAGAGGACAAGCACACAAAGCAATAATCTTTAATCCTGTATTAGAGCACTTTATGAGATTTTGGCTTTGGTTAACTACCGGCATGATTACAAAGCAATGGGTAGCTATTCATCGTAAGCATCATAGATTTAGTGACCTTACTGGTGATCCACATAGCCCTCACGTATACGGGATACATCGAGTATTATTTAAAGGAGCAATGTTATATCATGACGCAAGCAAAGATAAAGATATGGTTAATACATATGGTGTTGGCACTCCTTCTGATTGGGTGGAGCACAACATATACACTAATCACAGTAGACTTGGCATTGGCATTCTCTTTTTGTTCAACATAATAGTGTTTGGTTGGATAGGCGTATTGATCTGGTTGATACAAATGATTTGGATACCATTTTGGGCAGCCGGCGTAATTAACGGAGTAGGACATTGGATAGGATATCGCAATGGAGTTACTAAAGATCATAGTCATAATATTAGCCCTTGGGGGATTATAATCGGCGGAGAAGAATTACACAACAACCATCATTTAGAGCCCGCAAATCCTAAGCTAAGTAGAAAATGGTTTGAGTTTGACATAGGCTGGATGTGGTTATCAATTTTTAAATTTGTAAAACTAGCAAATGTAAAGTCATAATCTGTAGTCAGTATCTATGGTTATATCTAGTAGTGATTTTTTCTTCTCACGTAATTTCTTTTGATACAACCTATTACAATTAGCGCATAGTGTTTGAATGTTAGACTTGACTTTATTATTTTTGTCACCATCTTTATATACAATGTCTAGCTGACATTTATCTTGCGGAACAAACCCGCACTTATCACACTTTGTTTTCTTGTTTAGACGATGACCAAACTTTTGATTGTATATCGCAGTAGCGCACGTAGAACAATACTTGTGCCACTTTTGAAAGCCGTGCTTACTAGTGCCGTTTGGCTTTGTTAGTGCATTTTTACAGTTAATGCACATTGGTCTATACGGTTGTCTTGTTAACATAAAAAAGATATCCAGGTTGACTTATTTCTAATGTTTATTTAACAACTCAAGATAAATATATTATTGAGACATATTTTAGGATAAAACATGGCAGCAGAACCGTTTAACTCTCTGGGTGGCTTTAGTACAGGCATACCCGCAAACACCGTAATCGATGCTAATGGCAACGTTGTTACCAACGTTATGGTACCTACCGGTAACGTTGTAGCTAATACAATTTCAGCAAACAGCTTGACATTATCAGGTAACATTAATTTAGGTGATGCAAATAACGTAACAATATTAGGCGGTCAAAATGGTTATTTCCTACAAACTGATGGTACAGGTAACTTAACTTGGGCTGCCACTGGAAACGGCGGAGGCAGTAACGCAACTCCAGCGGGGTCTAATACACAAGTACAGTTCAATGACGCCGGCAGTTTTGGTGCTGATGCAGGATTCACTTACAACAAAAATACCAATACACTAACAGCAGAATTTGTAGTTGCTAGTGCAAACATTACTGCTAACATAGTTTCTGCAAACTATCTATATGGTGATGGTAGTAATATTACAGGTATAACAGGACTTTCAGGTACTAGTGGTTACAGTGGTAGATCAGGTTGGTCTGGATTCTCCGGTACAAGTGGCACTAGTGGTCAACAAGGTACTTCGGGCTTTAGTGGCACAACTGGTATCAGTGGATTTAGTGGTAGATCAGGTTTCTCAGGTACTACAGGTCTTAGTGGTATTTCGGGACATTCAGGTAAATCAGGTTTTAGTGGCTCAGGCATAAGTGGTTGGAGTGGTATCAGTGGTTTCTCCGGACAACTAGGTTTAAGTGGTGTATCCGGTGTAAGTGGTTTTAGTGGATCGGGTATAAGCGGATTTACAGGAATATCAGGTATAAGTGGATATTCTGGTACTTCAGGTACATCAGGTATCAGTGGATTTACTGGTACAAGTGGCACGTCAGGTGTTAGTGGATTTAGCGGTACTTCAGGTATCAGTGGATTTAGTGGTACATCAGGTATCAGTGGATTTAGTGGAACATCGGGTATAAGTGGATTTAGTGGTACATCAGGTATCAGTGGATTTAGTGGTACATCAGGTATCAGTGGATTTAGCGGTACATCAGGTACTAGCGGTTGGTCAGGAACTAGTGGTTGGTCAGGTACAACTGGTATATCAGGATATAGCGGTGCAACCGGTCTTAGTGGATACTCAGGAACTTCAGGTGTATCTGGTTCAGGGGTAAGTGGTTTCTCAGGAACGTCAGGATTCAGTGGTACAACAGGTATCAGTGGATTTTCAGGTAGAGGTATTAATATTGCAGGTAGTGTAGCTAACTATACTTTTCTTCCTAACGGAGCACCCGCCGGAACATTGTACATCGTTCAAAATGCAGGTGGCGGATATAGTGCAGGCGATGGTGCAGTAAGTAATGGTGATAATACATGGACTAACATTGGAACTCTGCAAGGCCCGTCAGGTGTAAGTGGATTTAGTGGATCCGGTGTTTCGGGCTTCAGTGGTATTAGTGGAGTATCAGGCATTAGTGGTTTCTCAGGTACAAGTGGTATATCAGGATTATCAGGAACCAGTGGTATAATAGGCACAACAGGTGTAAGTGGTTTCTCAGGTGATTCAGGCATCAGTGGTTTCTCAGGTAATTCAGGCATCAGTGGTTTCTCAGGTGCAACAGGAGTAAGTGGCTTTACCGGTACTAGTGGTGTAAGTGGTACAACTGGGTATTCAGGTACCAGTGGTTTTAGTGGTACATCAGGTATCAGCGGTACATCAGGTATCAGCGGTACATCAGGTACAACTGGTGTTAGTGGTTGGTCAGGTATTAGTGGTCAATCAGGAACTTCAGGATTTAGTGGAACTTCAGGTTGGTCAGGTGTTTCTGGCGCATCAGGTACATCAGGCATAAGTGGTACGTCAGGTATCAGTGGATTTAGTGGTACGTCAGGTTTCAGTGGTACTACTGGTATTAGTGGATTTAGTGGTACATCAGGCACATCAGGTGTCAGTGGTGAATCAGGCATCAGTGGATTTAGTGGCTCTGGTGTAAGTGGCTTTAGTGGTGAATCAGGCATCAGTGGATTTAGTGGCTCTGGTGTAAGTGGATTCTCCGGTACAAGTGGATTTAGTGGTACATCAGGCACATCAGGCATAAGTGGTACGTCAGGTATCAGTGGATTTAGTGGTACATCAGGCGAAAGTGGATTCTCCGGTACAAGTGGATTTAGTGGTACATCAGGCACATCAGGTATAAGTGGTTACTCTGGTATAAGCGGTACATCAGGTATAAGCGGTACATCAGGCGCCGGTGGTATCTCATCAACTATCTTTGAATACTTTGCAGACACAGGTGCTACATCAGGTGATCCAGGTAACGGTGATATATTATGGAATAACGCAACACAAACAAGTGCTACTCAAATCAATGTAAGTCATTTAACTAATGATGGTATTGACATTGATATTTATTTGGCACTATTAACACAAACTGAAGTTATAACATTACAAGACAAAGCTAATAGTGCTAATTTCCAACGATGGGAAATCAATGGAACACCAACATCTGTGGCAAATCTTTACTGGACTGTTCCAGTAACATTATTAAGTTCAGGTGGAACTGGAACTACTGGTTTTAGTAATGGTGCTGAAATAATCTTAGCATTGGTACAAGGTGTAAGTGGTGCTAGTGGTGTAAGTGGTGCTAGTGGTGTAAGTGGTACATCAGGATTCAGCGGTGCTAGTGGCACTACCGGTATCAGTGGTTGGTCAGGTGCAAGTGGCACTACCGGTGTTAGTGGTACATCAGGTACATCGGGTATATCAGGATTCTCTGGTACAACTGGTATATCAGGATTCTCTGGTACTAGTGGTATATCGGGCATAAGTGGATTCTCAGGAACTAGTGGCACATCAGGCATAAGTGGTGCATCAGGTACAACTGGTGTTAGTGGATGGTCTGGTGCATCAGGAACATCAGGTGAAAGTGGTTTCTCAGGAACATCAGGTGAAAGTGGTTTCTCAGGAACATCAGGTATATCAGGTACTACAGGTATAAGTGGCTTCTCTGGTACAAGTGGTACTTCAGGTATCAGTGGCACAACCGGCATAAGTGGTGTCAGTGGATGGTCAGGAACTACCGGTGTGTCAGGAACATCAGGAACATCAGGTACTAGTGGTTGGTCTGGTATTAGTGGTACATCAGGTGTCAGTGGATATACAGGTGTTTCAGGTATTAGTGGTGAATCAGGTATAAGCGGTACATCAGGTATAAGCGGTACATCAGGCTTCAGTGGTGTTAGTGGTACTAGTGGAACTAGTGGTACATCAGGTACCTCAGGAGAATCAGGTGCTAGTGGTATTAGTGGATACACTGGTACATCAGGTATTAGTGGCTACTCTGGTAAGTCAATTAATATTGCAGGTAGCGTATTTGATTATTCGTATCTTCCTAACGGAACCCCTGCAGGAACATTGTACATCATTCAAAACACCGGCGGTGGTTATAATGCAGGTGACGGTGCAGTAAGTAATGGTGATAATACATGGACTAATATAGGACCGTTACAAGGACCATCAGGCTATTCAGGTGTTAGCGGTGCATCAGGTATAAGTGGCTTCTCAGGTGAATCAGGTATAAGTGGCTTTTCAGGTGCATCAGGTGCATCAGGCACAACAGGTGTAAGTGGTTTCTCAGGTACTTCAGGTATTAGTGGTACATCAGGTATCAGCGGCGAGAGTGGTATATCTGGTTACTCAGGTGAATCGGGCATCAGTGGATTCTCAGGTGAATCAGGTATCAGTGGATTCTCAGGTGCATCCGGTGCATCAGGTATCAGTGGCGAGAGTGGTATCAGTGGCTTCACCGGTATCAGTGGTTATTCAGGAATTAGTGGTACATCTGGTATATCAGGATATACTGGAATATCAGGTATATCTGGCACAACAGGTATTAGTGGTTATAGTGGTACAACTGGTGTAAGCGGCTGGTCAGGTACTAGCGGTGATAGTGGTTACTCAGGCACAATAGGTATCAGTGGATGGTCAGGTATTAGTGGTCAATCAGGAACTTCAGGTACATCGGGTATAAGCGGTATATCAGGGTACACTGGCGTAAGTGGCTGGTCAGGTGTGAGCGGTACTAGCGGTACATCTGGTGCAAGTGGTACATCAGGCTGGTCTGGTACATCAGGCATAAGTGGTACATCAGGCACATCAGGTGAAAGTGGTTTCTCAGGTACATCAGGCACATCAGGTGTTAGTGGTTTCTCTGGTGCTAGTGGCGCAAGTGGTGCTAGTGGCGCAAGTGGTATTTCAGGTTGGTCAGGCATTAGTGGTACTAGTGGCACATCAGGTGAAAGTGGATATTCTGGTACTTCGGGAACTTCAGGTGTAAGCGGCGCTAGTGGCGCATCCGGTACAAGCGGTACATCAGGATATACCGGTGTATCAGGTTGGTCGGGTATTAGTGGTACTAGTGGTACTAGCGGAGCAAGTGGCACAAGTGGTTGGTCAGGTCAATCAGGCACCACTGGTATTTCAGGTATTAGTGGTACAAGCGGCATTTCAGGAACTTCAGGATTAAGTGGTTACTCAGGTGAACCGGGTGACCACTATGCTACTACAAGCTCAACATCATTGACTATAAGCACAGGAACAAAAACACTAGTTGTAGATACAGGATTAGCGTATACTGTAGGGCAAGACATTGTTTTAGCTTTTAATTCTACTAATACAATGAACGGTCCTATTCTTAGCTATAATAAGAATACAGGTGACTTGTCTGTTAATATTATTGAAACTGCAGGATCAGGAACATATACATCATGGGCTATAAACTTAGATGGAGCTATTGGCCCACAAGGTTTTTCAGGTGCATCAGGCACAACAGGCGTAAGTGGTTTCTCAGGTACTTCAGGTATTAGTGGTACATCGGGCATTAGCGGTACATCAGGTGTTAGCGGTTGGAGCGGCACAACAGGTGTAAGTGGTACTAGTGGTGTATCAGGTACAAGTGGTTGGTCAGGTATTAGTGGTATATCAGGTACATCAGGTTTTAGTGGCTTGTCAGGTGAATCAGGTATATCAGGATGGTCTGGTACTAGTGGTACAAGTGGTGCATCAGGATGGTCTGGTGCAAGTGGTACTAGTGGTTGGTCTGGTACATCAGGTATTAGTGGAACATCAGGCGTAAGTGGTTTCTCAGGTACATCAGGCACATCAGGCATCAGTGGATTCAGTGGCACATCAGGAACATCAGGTACATCAGGAACATCAGGTGTTAGTGGTTATACCGGTGTATCAGGATGGACAGGCGTAAGCGGTACATCAGGTACATCTGGTGCAAGTGGTACTTCAGGTTGGTCTGGTACATCAGGTATAAGTGGTACTAGTGGTACATCAGGTACAAGTGGTACATCAGGTACTAGCGGTTGGTCAGGACAGAGTGGTACAAGTGGTACTTCAGGTGCCACTGGTGTTAGTGGTTGGTCAGGACAGAGTGGTACGAGTGGTACATCAGGATGGTCTGGTGCGAGTGGTATAAGTGGAGCAAGCGGTACATCAGGTACTTCAGGTGTGAGTGGTTTCAGTGGTACATCAGGAACATCAGGTACATCAGGTATCAGTGGATTTAGTGGCACATCAGGTATTAGTGGTACAACAGGTGTTAGTGGTTTCAGTGGCACTACAGGTGTCAGTGGATTCAGTGGTACATCAGGTTGGTCAGGTTTCTCTGGTACTAGTGGTTACTCAGGTCAAGACGGTGGTATGTTGACACCAAGTACTTACTTAGCTGTTGGTAAACTTGCAGGCGATCAAACTATTACAACGAATGCAGACATTATAATTGATTTCGTTGATGATGTTGATCCTAAAGGATGGTGGAACGCTTCTACAAAACGATTTACACCAAACGTAGCAGGATATTATAGCGTATCTATATTTGTATTGTTTGGCGCAGGCGCGGTGACTAATAACCAATACAATACACAAATTCGTATAAATGGTAATCAAGTTGCTATTTTTCAAAATCAAATTACTACCTCAATTGGCTTATCACAGGGCGGCACAAAAACAGTTTACCTAAATGGTACTACTGATTATGTAGACTTTACTGCGTTTAACGGAAATTCAGGTAGCGTAGTCCTTTCTTCAGGTAACGCAACTACTTTCTCTATCAACTTGCTTGCATATGGTGAGTCAGGTACATCAGGCTTCAGTGGATTCAGTGGTATATCAGGTACAACAGGTGTAAGTGGATTCTCTGGTACAAGTGGCACTAGTGGCACTAGTGGCACTAGTGGCTGGTCAGGTACGTCAGGTACTTCAGGGTGGAGTGGTACTTCAGGCACGTCAGGTGTCAGTGGTTTCTCAGGTACAACGGGTATTAGTGGTTTCTCGGGAACTTCAGGTACAACTGGTAGAAGTGGCTTCAGTGGTACAACCGGTATAAGTGGATTTAGCGGTACATCGGGATTTAGCGGCACAAGCGGCACAAGTGGTTTCTCAGGAACTTCAGGTACATCAGGAGTAAGTGGCTTCTCAGGAACTACCGGTGTATCAGGATTCAGTGGTACGTCAGGCACATCAGGAACTACCGGTGTATCAGGATTCAGTGGCACATCGGGTGCATCAGGTGCTAGTGGTATATCAGGTGTTTCAGGTAATGCCGGTATCTCATCAACTATCTTTGAATACTTTGCAGATACTGGTGCTACATCAGGTGATCCTGGTAATGGCGATATCTTATGGAATAATGCAACACAAATAAGTGCTACTCAACTCAATATAAGCGATAAAACTAATGATGGTATTGACATTGATATCTATCTAGCATTATTGACACAAACCGAAGTAATAACATTACAAGATAAAGCTAATCATACTAATTTCCAACGTTGGGAAATCAGTGGAACACCAACATCAGTAAGCACTTATTGGACGTTCCCGGTAACATTATTAGCTTCAGGTGGAAATGGAACAACTAATTTTACTAATGGTACTGAACTAATTCTTGCATTGGTACAGGGTGTTTCGGGTGTAAGCGGTACTAGTGGTAGATCAGGTTGGTCTGGTACTAGTGGTATATCAGGTACATCGGGTATTAGTGGAACAACAGGTATCAGTGGATTTAGTGGCACTAGTGGCACATCAGGTATTAGTGGAACAACAGGTGTTAGTGGATTTAGTGGCACATCAGGCATTAGTGGAACAACCGGCGTAAGTGGTTGGTCAGGTGCAAGTGGTACAACTGGTGTTAGTGGTTGGTCAGGTGCAAGTGGTACAACTGGTGTTAGTGGTACTAGTGGTATATCAGGCTTTAGTGGAACAAGTGGCACAACAGGTGTAAGTGGCTGGTCTGGTGCAAGTGGTACAACAGGTATCAGTGGATTCTCAGGCACAACTGGTGTCAGTGGTTTCTCAGGTACTACAGGTATCTCTGGTACTACAGGTGTTAGTGGTTTTAGTGGCACTACAGGTGTAAGTGGATTTAGCGGTAGATCAGGTTGGTCAGGTGTGTCGGGATGGTCAGGCACATCAGGCATCAGTGGATACTCAGGCACATCAGGCATTAGTGGGTTCAGTGGTACATCAGGTACAAGCGGTATATCAGGAACAACTGGTATCAGCGGTTACTCAGGTACTACTGGTGTATCTGGTTGGAGCGGCACAACGGGTGTAAGTGGCACATCAGGTGTCTCCGGTACATCAGGTGTCAGTGGATGGACAGGTACATCAGGTACAACTGGTGTAAGTGGTTTCTCAGGAACATCTGGTGTTAGTGGATGGTCAGGTACAACTGGTGTAAGTGGTACATCAGGAACATCGGGTGTCTCGGGTTGGTCTGGTGCAAGTGGTACTACAGGCGTAAGTGGATGGAGTGGCACAAGTGGTATATCAGGTACTACTGGTATTAGTGGCTTCTCAGGTACTTCAGGCACAACAGGCGTTAGTGGCTTCTCCGGTGCAAGTGGTACAACTGGTGTTAGTGGATGGTCCGGTGCATCAGGTACAACAGGTATCAGTGGTACAAGTGGCTGGTCTGGTGCAAGTGGTACAACAGGTATCAGTGGATTCTCAGGTACATCAGGAACATCTGGCGTAAGTGGATTCAGTGGCACATCAGGCATTAGTGGAACAAGTGGTTGGTCTGGTGCTAGTGGCGCAACCGGCGTAAGCGGTTTTAGTGGCACTTCAGGTATAAGTGGTACAACTGGTATAAGTGGTACAACAGGTGTTAGTGGATTCTCAGGTACATCAGGAACATCTGGCGTTAGTGGATGGTCCGGTACAACTGGTATATCAGGTACAACAGGTGTAAGTGGATTCAGTGGTACAACTGGTATATCAGGTACAACAGGTGTAAGTGGATTCAGTGGTACATCAGGCACAACAGGTGTTAGTGGATTCAGTGGCACATCAGGAACATCAGGCGTTAGCGGTTTCTCAGGAAGATCAGGATTCAGTGGTACATCAGGATTCAGTGGTACATCAGGAACATCTGGTTGGTCAGGCACAACAGGTGTGTCAGGTTGGTCAGGTACAACTGGTGTTAGCGGTACGTCAGGCACATCAGGCACATCAGGTTGGTCTGGTGTAAGTGGTATATCCGGTACAACTGGAGTAAGTGGATTCTCAGGTGCTACAGGTGTAAGCGGTAGATCAGGATTTAGTGGTGTTTCTGGTTGGTCTGGTACTAGCGGTACATCAGGTCAAGCAGGACCTAGTACAGCAATCAATGCTACGCAAGATACATCAACTACTGCATTGTATCCTGTTATGGTTGGTGCTACTGGTTCTAATCAAACACCTAAAGCAACTACAACTAAGTTTGCGTTTAATGCAAGTACAGGTACATTGACTTTAGGCACAGGTACTGGTGGTAATATTACTGGTGCTAACGTCATTTCTGCTAGTTATTTTGACTTTGGAACAACAGACGCTATTACAGCGGCAGGTTCTACTCAAGGTACTGCTACGGTAATAGTAACAGCTATTAACAATGTAACAACAGTTGCCGCAAGTACAGGTGTTATATTGCCAACAGCAGAAGCAGGTCTACGTGTTATTGTTAGAAACGGTGGAGCAAACGCATTGAACGTTTATCCAAACACATCTGACTCTATCAATGCAGCCTCAGCGAACGTTGCATATTCATTATTAGTTGGTGGTTGTGTAGAATTTATTGCTATGAATGCTACAAACTGGTATACATTAAACGCTACATACGCTTAAAATTTAGGACTCTTTCTGCTCAGTCATATATAGTAGAAAGGGTCCTAAATGAAATATAGCATCGTTATTCCTACCTACAACAATTGTGATAAGTTCTTAAAACCGTGCCTAGAAGCACTTTTCAAATACTCGCACCTCAGTGACATAGAATTGGTTATCAGTGCAAACGGCTGTACTGATAATACTTTTGAATTTTTGGGCAAACTTAAAGATAGTTTTGACTATCTAGGACTGTCCGATAACTTAAAAATAGTTTGGAACAAAGATGCGCTTGGATACGCAAGAGCAACTAATGCAGGCATTAGAGTATCAACATGTGATAAACTCGTAATGCTAAACAATGATGCTATTCTCCTCGGTCAACACAGAGGTGATTGGTTACGATTGTTAAACAGTGCATTTGAAGAAAACCCTAAATGCGGTATCTCTTGCTCATTAAAGAAACACTCCCCTATTACTAAGATGGACTTTGGTGTCTTTTTCTGTGTAATGTTTCCTAGAGAAGTATTGAACAAAGTAGGATACTTAGATGAGCGTTATGAAAAAGGTGGCAACGAAGATATTGACTTCTGTGCGGCTGCACAACTTTTAGGATATGAGGTTGTTCAGCCTGTTCCATTAACATGGAGCGAAGAAGCTCAGATACATGTAGGTACATTCCCGTTATGGCATCAAGGTGAAGGTACAGTTCATAATCCCGAACTAGTAAGTGATTGGGAACGTACATTTAGAATCAATGAGTTAAAACTAGCTCAAAAATATAACATGGCTTGGTATGAAGCCTATAAACATACAGTATAAAGGCAACAAATGAAATACAGCGTAGTAATACCTACATACAATCATTGTGATGATTTACTAAAACCATGCGTGGAATCAATCTTCAAATACACAGACGTAACTGATATTGAACTTATCATAAGTGCTAATGGATGCAAAGATAACACATTCACTTATCTTGCTTCTCTTAAAGAAAAATATGATCTATTAGGATTAAGTGACAATCTAAAAATAGTTTGGAACGCAGACGCACTTGGTTACTCACGTGCATGTAATGCAGGCATTAAAGTTGCAACAACTGACTTGATTGTATTGTTGAATAACGACACTGTATTGTTACCTCAAGAAAAGAATCGTTGGGTCAAACAATTAGAGTCTGTGTTTATAGGTAATGATAAAGCCGGTATCAGTTGTTTGATTAAAAGCGAATCAGAACCTGCAGGACATGACTTTGCTATTTTCTTCTGCGTTATGATTCATCGTAGAGTGTTTAATAAGATTGGTTTACTAAGTCTAGATTACGGCGCAGGTGGAGGTGAAGATACTGAATTCTCTATTGAATGCGAACGTGCAGGATTTGAAGTAATAGAATGTGTTACAAAATCATGGAACGCAGAAGTAGGTATGTATTGCGGCGACTTCCCTATCTATCATTTAGGTGAGGGCACTGTACATGACAAAGAACTTGTTCCTGAATGGGAAGATATCTTCTTAACTAATTCATTAACACTAGCTAGGAAGTATAACCCACATTGGTACCAATGGCGTCTAAGTAATTATTGGGAACGTGCTGTGTTCTTTAAAGGAGATGAGATTGCTCCTAGAGAGATTACACGATACTCATGGGCGGCACAAAACATTCTAGGTACTAACGTATTTGAGTTAGGTTGTTCTAGTGGATATGGGCTACAGTTCTTACCTGAAAATATTGAATACACCGGTCTAGATTACGATAAGCGTATCATCCCTGTAGCACGTGACCAAAAATGGCGTGAAAAAGCTACATTCGTTCATGGTGATATCAACACATATGAATTAGGTCAGTACGACACTATCATTGCATTTGAAGTTATTGAACATTTGGATAATGGATTAGAGATTGTAGAAAAGTTAAAGAAACATTGCAATCGATTAATGATTACTGTTCCTATGTTAGAAACACCAGGCTTATGGGGCCCGCATCACAAGATACATAACTTAGATGAATCGTTCTTTCCGGGATTTAAGTTTAAGTTTATTGCACCCGATGGCAGTTTACGTGACGAACCACACAACAGGGGTGATAAAGAAAACATCAACTTGATGTTATGCGTTTGGGATAAGGATAATACAGTGACTCAATCACAAACTAAATCAATAGAAGAATCATTGCGTTTCTTAACTGAACAAGATCCTGCAATGTACAGAGAAGTTATTGAAGCCAATCAGTATCATTTAACTGCTGAAAAAGTAAAAGATAGAATTGTTATTGACATTGGCGCAAACATTGGCGCATTCTCATTGTACGCAGCCTCATTAGGTGCAAAGAAAGTTATCTCTGTAGAACCTATTAGTGCATCTTATAACACATTCTTAAAGAACATTCATAGATTAGGTTTGACAAATATAACTACCTATAAGAAGATTGTTGCAGAGAAAGGTAATCAGTTCTTGCCTGTTAGTTTGAACTCTAATGCCGGCGCCAATAGTATGTATAACGTTTCTGATAACTATGAAGTTGTTGAGACAATTACATTCTCTGAGATTATGGATCAAATTGCTGGTCATGATATTCTATTAAAGTTAGACTGCGAAGGCGGAGAGTATGATGTAATATTGAATGCATCAGCACACGACTTTGTTAGAATCAATGAAATCATGATGGAGATACATACTGATTTGCACCCTAAACATAAGGGTAAAGAAATAATAGAACAAATTCTAGCTAAGAACGGCTACAATAGATTAGACTCTGTGCAAATTTACTTTTGGGATTGGGATCATAATGGTCAACCAATCAACTATCGTGAAGCACCTTTTGTAAATCAACATTGGAAAAAATGAACAAAGAAATATTATGCTCAATCTCTACTAAAGGGAGATATGATACAACACTACCAATGGCAATTTCGTCTGTTATAACACAGACAAAACGCCCTGACTATATCATCATTCAAGATGATAACGATGAACCAAAAGATGTTCGTGAAATTCAACACTATAACTATCTAATGCAAATGTTAAGCGAATGCGGAATTGCATGGGAATGGTTATATGCTGAAAAGAAAGGTCAACATCACAATCATCAACGTGCTAATACTAGAGGATTTAAGTGGGTTTGGCGCTTAGACGATGATACTATTGCTGAATCTAACGTGTTAGAGACACTATATAGACACGCAACCGCAGAAGAAAATGTGGGTGCAGTTGGTGGTTCTGTGTTAACTCCGCCTAGCATGGGTGAAGTTAACGCTACCGGTAAGATTGAAAACATATACAATGAACCTAATTTACAATGGGGTCGAATCAATCAAAAGAAAGAAGTCGATCATTTGCATTGTTCATTCTTATACAGAGCAGGTGTAGCTGATTATTGCTTGTCGTTGTCACGCATTGCACACAGGGAAGAAACACTGTTTACATATGAGTTGATTAAGAGAGGCTACAAGAACTACGTTGTACCTGATGCTATCACTTGGCACTTAAAGAATAAAGTAGGTGGTATACGTGATGGCGTTCATGCAATGTTTGAACATGATGAACGTATATTTCAAAACATCATGAACTTTAAAGACCAAACAATCGTTGTTTTAGATTGTGGTATGGGTGACCATATTGTCTTTAAGAAAGTTTTACCGTACATTAAAAACCCAGTTATATTCAGTTGCTATCCTGAAATCATACCAGGCCGTAGCATTGCCGAAGCACAAGCATTGTTTGGTGATATACACGAATACAACGTCTATGCCCATATGGATCGTTGGAATTGGACAGGCTCACTTGAAGATGCTTTCAAAAAGTTCTATAATGTGTCTGTATGATTAAATTAAATTTAGGTAGCGGCGGAGACTATATTGATGGGTTTGTTAACATAGACCTATATGCCGAACGTGCGGATGAAAGATACGACATTGCTAAGTTGCCCTATATGGATAACTCAGTAGATGAAATCAGAGCATATCATGTAATTGAACACTTTGATTACCTACATGCACATGATGTACTGAAAGAATGGCATCGAGTATTAAAGCCAGGCGCTAAGATAAAGATTGAGACTCCTGACTTTTTAGAATCATGTAAAGAATTCATCAAAGCCGATCAAGATGGTAGATGGAATCTCTATGGTCATTTCTTCTCAACTGGTTGGATTAATCCAGGACTGATTCACAAATTTCTTTACACTGAGTATGAATTACAAAAGACTATGACATGGGCCGGCTTTCAAAACTTAGTTAGATGCGAACCAAACTCTAGTTATGTGACACCTAATACAAAACATATATTTTTAAATATTGAAGCAACAAAATGATTATAATTTCACCCTATTCTAAGTTTATGCGTAATGGTGCTAAACACCCTAAGAATTATCCCTTTTGGGAAGAAGTACTTAAACACGTTAAAGAACCAGTCATTCAGGTTGGCGTTGAAGGCGAGACACAGTTAGTACCTGATTTTAGAAAAAATCTTTCATTAACTGAATTAGCAACTCTTGTTAATGAAGCTAAGACTTGGATGAGTTGCGATAGCTTCTTCCAACATTTTTGCTGGGACTTAGGTAAACCAGGCGTAGTGTTATTCGGACAATCTGACCCTAACATCTTTGGACATATAGAAAACATCAATCTGTTGAAAGACAGAAAGTATCTGAGAGAGAAACAATTTTGGATTTGGGAACAAGCAGAATATAATGAAGATGCTTTCGTTGGTCCATATATGGTGGTTCAAGCCCTTAAGGTGTTTGGTGTTGAAACAAAATAATGGAAAATTTATTTCAGACTGAGTATGATACCATTTTTAAGAATTGGTATAAGTTGAGAATGTCCCTAGAGGACAAAGACATAAAAACACAATGCATAGAAGTAGACAAATGGTGGCAACTAGCACCTCAAGTTAGTCACTATCTACATAGTGATTTTGTGCATGAATGGCCTAACCCATGGGAACTCATATCCGAAAATCATTATTGTAATATAGCACGTGGTTTGGGTATGTTTTATACACTATATCTGTTGGGTATACAAGACATTGCTTTTGTTGAAGCAAAAGACTATAATAACGAAGATGTGGCTCTTATACTAGTAGAGGACGCAAAATATATACTTAATTACTGGCCCGATACGGTAGTAAATAACAATCTACAAGATTTTACCATAGTCAAGCATATTGACCCCCTGCCAATAATTAAAAAAATAGGTTTAAAATGAAAATACACGTAATAAAAAGATCCGGACAAAAAGAACTACTCACACTCGAAAAATGGCAAGCGCAAATAGCGAAGATATGCACTGGTATAGCTGATGTAAGTCAGTCAATGATTGAAATTAAAGCACAGCCTCACTTTTATGATGGTATCTCTACTAGGGAAATCGATGAAATAACGCTTAGGGCTATTGTCGATCTTATTGATGTAGAATCTAATCCAGATGTTGGACATACTAACTACCAATATGTAGCGGGCAAGCAACGCTTGTCAATGTTACGTAAAGACGTATACGGAGAGTATGAACCTCCCCGTCTTTACGAAATTGTTAAAACTAATGTAGAGACAGGTTTGTATACCAATGAATTATTAGAATGGTATACAGAAGAAGATTGGAACAAGATGGACGACATGCTTGACCATTCTAAGGATGAAAGTTATAGCTATGCTGCCATCGAACAGCTAATCGAAAAATATCTTGTAAAAAACCGTTCAACAAAGCAAACATATGAAACACCTCAAGTTAGATACATGGTTGCGGCAGCAACTGTCTTCCATAAAGAAGAACCGAACTCAGCGAGAATGCGCTACATCAAAGAATACTACACCGCAGCCAGTGATGGTTTGTTCACTCTTGCTACTCCTGTTCTCGCTGGTCTCGGGACTCCTACTAAACAATTTAGTAGTTGTGTACTTATCCGTAGTGACGATGATCTGGACAGCATATTTGCTAGTGGAGAAATGATGGCAAAGTATGCTAGCAAACGTGCTGGCATTGGTTTAGAGATTGGACGACTACGTCCATTAGGCTCCCCTATTAGGGGCGGCGAAATTATGCACACTGGTATGATTCCATTCTTAAAGAAGTGGTTTGGCGATCTACGCAGTTGCAGTCAAGGAGGCATTCGTAATGCAAGTGCTACAGTATTTTATCCCATTTGGCATCATCAGTTTGATGATCTTATTGTCCTTAAGAACAATCAAGGAACAGAAGAAACCCGAGTCCGTCATATGGATTATGGGGTTGTGCTTAGTAGTTTCTTCTGGAGACGATTCAAAAACAAAGAAAACATAACATTCTTTGACCCCAATGAAGTACCAGATTTGTACGAAGCATTTTATAAAGACACTAAACTTTTTGAGGAGTTGTACATTAAGTATGAAAAACAAAAAGGTCTACGTAAGAAAACAATGGCTGCTGAAGAAGTATTTAAAGGCGGCATTTTAAAAGAACGTACAGACACTGGGCGTATCTATCTAGTATTCATCGATAACGTTATGAATCAGGGCCCGTTTGATCCTGAATATCATACAATTTACCAGAGTAACCTTTGCTGTGAAATCCTATTACCTACTAAGTCTTTTAAACGTCTTGATGATCCCGATGGTCGTATCGCTTTATGTACACTTGGTAGCATCAACTGGGGAGCTTTCCGCAACCCAGAAGATATGCGTAGGGCTTGCCGTATCCTTCACCGCAGTCTTAACAATATTCTCGATTATCAAGATTTCTTGAGTATTCAAAGTAAGTTAAGCAACGATGAAATTCGCCCATTAGGTATTGGTATTACTAACTTAGCGTACTGGCATGCCAAGCGTAGCTTCAAGTATGGCGAGAAAGATGCACTACAAGAAGTTAAATCTTGGATGGAACATCAAGCATATTATCTAACAGAAGCAACAGTTGAATTGGCACAAGAACGTGGTCGCTGTAAAGATAGTGACAAAACTCTGTATGGTCGTGGAATATTCCCTTGGGAGCGTAGAGCAAATGGTGTTAATGAATTAGCAAACTTTACCCCAGAGTTGAACTGGGAAGGCCTACGTGCCATGATGCGTTCATGTGGCGTCCGTAATGCTACACAAATGGCTGTTGCTCCTGTAGAATCTAGTAGCGTAGTCATTAACTCTACTAACGGTATTGAAATGCCAATGAGTTTGATTAGTGTGAAAGAAAGCAAAGCAGGATCGTTTGTGCAAGTTGTACCTGAATATCATAAGTTAAAAAACAAGTATCAGATGATGTGGGATCAAAAAGATTGCGATGCGTATCTAAAGACAGCCGCTGTCATTCAAGCATATGTTGACCAATCGATTAGCACAAACACATTTTATAATCCAGCGCATTTCCCGGGTCGCAAAGTGCCAACAACTTTGATTGCTAAAAATTTAATGCAGTCTCAATTATGGGGCATCAAGACATTCTATTATAGCTTGATTAACAAAGCAGGTAGTAAACAACAAGAAGAGGCAACCGAAGGTCCGTTGGAAGTTATTGACTTTGATGACCAAGAAGATTGCGAGGCTTGTAAGTTATGAAGATAGGGGTGTATGGCGATAGCTATACAACCTGTCATGGGTTGTATGACGAGCCTACAAATTGGTACAATAAACTAGCTAGTTTACTCAGTGATATACGCGGCCCAACTACGATTAATCATTACGGTAGAGCCGGTTCGTCATTGTATTATACCTATAGGACGTTCTTTGACACACACCATGAGAATGATCTTAACATTGTACTAATTACGGGTCCAAACAGATATCCGTTTATAGTTCAAATGGAAAAACCCAGTCACATAAGAACGTTTACTAGCAAACAGCATGTAATAAGTACCATAGATGCTTTGGCTGATACGTTAACTAACGATGAACTTAAAAAGTTAAATAATGTAGCTGCCTGGTTTGACGCATGTTTAGACGAGCGTTACTTCAATGATGTTGCTGAGTTAATGGTTGATAAAATTAGCTCAACGTCAAACACTATTGTTTATCCTTGCTTTTCGGATTCGTTCACTAGAGAACAATTTAAGAAACATAATTTAAACAAAGACATGCATTTTATGCATTCTCTTTGGTTTCGACAGTGTGAGTTACTTAAAATAGATACTGATTCATTTACAGCACTAGAGAAAAAAACACTATGTGGTCATTTAAGTATAGAGTTCAATGTATTTTTTGCAGAAGTTCTTTATAAAAGAGTCCAAACAGGCAAGTGGGACCATACAGGTTTACTCGATGTAACTATCAGTCAACCTAGAAAATTTTATTACGACAATTTCAAAGATGAGTAAACAACAATATAACCTAACAACAAAAACAGATTATCTCAATCGCAAGATGTTTCTAGACCCTGAAGGTCCTGTAACCATTCAGCGTTTTGAAGAAGTCAAGTACAAAAAAATAGTAGATTTTGAACAAACTGCACGTGGCTTCTTTTGGGTACCAGAAGAAGTTAGTTTAACAAAAGATTCACAAGATTTTAAAGACGCCAGTGAAACCGTTCGTCATATTTTTACTGCGAACCTATTGCGTCAAACAGCGTTAGACAGTTTGCAAGGTCGTGGACCTAGTCAAATATTTACACCTGTCGTCAGTTTACCTGAACTAGAAGCATTGGTATATAACTGGAGCTTCTTTGAGACAAACATTCACAGTCGCAGTTATAGTCACATTATTCGTAACATTTATAATGTACCTAAAGATGTATTCAATACTATTCACGATACTAAAGAAATAGTAGACATGGCCAGTAGTGTTGGAAGATACTATGATGACTTACATAGAATCAACTGTCGCAAAGAGTTAGGTGAAAAGGTTACTGAAGAAGAACACATCAAAGCAATTTATCTTGCTCTACATGCTAGTTATGCACTAGAAGCATTCCGCTTTATGGTATCATTCGCTACATCGCTAGCCATGGTAGAGAATAAAATCTTCATTGGCAACGGCAACATCATCAGCTTGATTCTACAAGACGAGTTACTGCACAAGGGTTGGACAGCTTTCTTGATTAATCAAGTAGTCAAAGAAGATCAACGTTTTGCTAAAATAGCAGAAGAATGCAAGGCAGAAGTAAATCAAATTTACGCTGACGTTATACGTGAAGAAAAAGAATGGGCTGATTATCTATTCAAGTTTGGCCCTGTTATTGGTCTAAATGCTAACATTCTAAAAGATTTCGTTGACTATACCGCAGTGGCTGCATTGAAAGAAATTGGTATTAAGTACTGGAACCCTAGTCCAAAATCTACACCTATACCATGGTTTAACAAACATTCTGATACTAGCAAAAAGCAAACAGCGTTACAAGAGAACGAATCAACTAACTATGTAATCGGTGTAATGTCTGACGCACTTGATTATGACGAATTACCACAGATATAAAAAGGAAATAATATGAAAGCAATTGTATGGAGTAAGTACCACTGTCCTTATTGCGACCAAGCAAAGGCATTACTAACACAAAAGGGTATCCCATTTGAAGAAAAGAAAATCGGTGATGGATACACAAAAGAAGAACTACTAGAAGCAGTACCCACAGCACGTACTGTTCCGCAAATCTTTTTAGATGAGCAATTAATCGGCGGGTTCAATGAACTCAAACAATATTTTTCAAAGGCAGCATAATGCAAATAGCACTACAAACAAACTCAGTATACACATTCAAACTCAACTCAGGAGAAGAACTAATCGCTAAAGTAAGACAAGCAGGTGGTGACTTCATTGAAATAGAAGAACCTGTCTCTATTGCTCCTACACAGCAGGGTATGCAGATGATTCCTAGCGTATTCACCGCAGAACCCAAGGGTATTTTTAGACTAAATACTAGTAGCATTGCCATTTATGCTGAAACTGACGATAGCGTTAGAATGAAGTATTTAGAAGCAACGACTGGTATTAAAGTACCAGATAAGAAAATCGTATTAGGATAATATGCCACAACTTAGCAGAAAAGGTGACCAAAACAATGCAGGAGGCGCAATCATGCGTGGCGCCGGCACTGTTTTTGCCAATGGAATTCCAGTAGGATTGCATGTGAGTCAAATAACTCCTCATGCCCCTTTTGGTAGACCTCACCCTCCTCATAGGGCTGCTACGACAACTCAAGGAAGCCCTACAGTTTTTGCTGAGGGCGACCCGGTGTTAAGAGTAGGATCAGGTAACTCATGTGGACATAGCATCGCACAAGGAAGCCCTGACGTATACTGCCCATGACTACACCAAAACAATCCCCACTAGGCGTAAATGCAATAGGATCGCTAATAAATAACACAGGGTTTCAAATCAATCCCGTGGCACAATCCTATATGGGATCAAGCAAAACAAATACTGGATATACACCCGGCACTGTAGTTACTAACACCTGTTTGAATCTATTGACCTATGCAATCTATGATGCATATACTAGAGGTCAAGTTACAACTAGTCCTGCAGGCACATCGGTATACGACACATTAATTAGCATAGGTGCTAATGTATGTCCTGCATTGGGTAACAGTAAACCACCTACATATAGTGCAACTGATCCTAGTGGTCTATGGACTGATGATGGAACTCCTGCAACTAGTGGTTATGGTAATGACGTAAACCCTGACTATCCAAACAATGATGAAGGTCAAGGACAAGAAGCTAGTTGGTTACCGTATGACTTAACTAACCCTAATGGATCAGTAACACAGTGGGGATTCTTGCGTAACTATGCACTGCAAGCATGGAATGAATTTAATTGGAACGGAATACCTAGTAGTTCTACAGTAGAGTACAAAGATTTTTGCAGTTCATTTATGAATGCACAATCATACATAGAGTCTACTAATCCATTCATTCGTATTTCTAATAGAAGTATTACTTTCTTAGAAGGTACATACAGCAATATGAATGATTACTCTAGTTGTGATATAACTGGAGTTAATTTAGCAACTGCGACATTCGGTAGTGATTGTATTACACTAGGCAAAGCAATAGACCTAAGTAAACTAAACAAGTTTGGGTTACCCTCTACTTTATTGCAAGTCATTTACAAAAACAATGCATTCACACAATCGTTGACTCTTGCATTATTGTCAGCAGGTATGACACCTGACGAAGCAGTGGGTATTGCTTCAGGTGATATCAGTTATGTTACTAAACAACAAGAGCAACAAATATTTGGTGCATTCTTAGTTATTGTAGGTGTAGACTTAGTTGATGTGACTGTGCCTTTAAACTGCAAGACTAAAGGCTTAGGAACATTAGCAGACTTGCTAGATGTTAAAAAGATGTTCCCTAACAGTTATACATCAATGACTGTTCCAATGTATAACACAACTTCTGCACCTACAAATAGTAAAACATACTATCCTATATATGAAAACGGTGCAGTAAGTTCTAGATTATCAAATCCTAATCTAACTAAACAAGTGGGTGCAAATATACCAAATGGAACTCCACCTATAGTTAACAGCACAACTACTAATGTTCAAATATTACCAGTTGGATTTGATTCTTATCTACAAAACGCAATACCAGAAGATATAGGTGTAGCAGCCGGCGCATTTGCTTTTAGTATGCTACAGATTCCAAACATTACTAACGTAAATTTTGAAAAGTTTGCACAAGTCGCTGCCTCTATCGAAGTCAGCACCGTTGGATTAGATCAAGTAAATGGCACAAACGTACCAGTCAACACAACACTAGCACAGCAGACATATAACAAGGTTGCATTAGGTAGTGGTCCAGAAGGCACGTATACTATGAGTGACTTCTATGGTTGTATGTCAGGATTACCCTACAGTTGGAACGAGTTGCAAAAGGATATAATTGCGGCACAAACAACAAAACTGTCTAACATCTACAATCAATTGTATCTTGCTACGACATGGGAAGGTGCAACACTATCAGTTCAGTATTCTACAGCAGCCGGCCCACTTTACACGATTACTGGACTAACAGTAACTGATTCAGGTGGTGGTTATTATAGAGGTACTGCATCTGCACCTACTATTACTATTGCAGGCGGATCAGGTGCAACAGCAACATGCACTATAGGAACAGATCCTACCAATGTTTCAACATATGGTAGAGTCACAGGTGTAACATTAACATCAGCCGGATCAGCAACAGGAACAATACCTACTGCTACTGTAGAATGTCCTCCTACTGCAACATTGGCAGTGGCAGTTGATGGCAGTATTGCAACAGGTGGGACAAACACTGCTAGTGGTACAGCAGGATGGCCTGGAATGAACACAGTAGTTAGTGCATACATTACACAAGCTAATGATGAAATTACTAGTATTAGTACTTCCAAAGTAAACGATACAATAAATCTTAACACGGTATACAATGCATTTGGTAATCAGTTGATGATAGAGCAACGTGCAAGATACCATGGAATACCTCCTGTCAACGTGACAAGAGATACATGGTTGAATTCAAGTCCATCTGCGTTGATAACATTTGTGGATGCAATGATTGGCATGACAACAAATACATACCCGCATATGTATGGTCAAACACTAGAAGCAATAACTGACTTATGCACAGTGGGCGGACAAAGCGTTATAGCTTTGGGTAGACAGATAAGAAACACAGAAAAGATTCAACAATTGGGTATAACGGTTAACGGAGCAATACCTGCTGAACCTAACCCTGCATCAGCACCGATATTATTATCTAACGGTACTACTCCTACAGCAAAAACAGGTATTTCTGTACCGGGTATAGGATGTGTACCTGATGAGCCTACGATATTTACGATTCCTAGTATTATGATACAATCAGATTGTACCACCGGTGATCTGATATCACCTAAACCACAGGGATACTTTGATCCAAATACGAATCGTTTCATGAAAACGACAGGTGCTACTGAAATCAACGAAGTCCCTGCAATCGGTACGATAGTTAAATCAGCTAGTACTACTTTAAATAATACTAACTTACTGGGACCAAACTGTGACGGCACAGGCCCTGCATTATTTGGATCATCTGCGTTAGACGCATCTGCATTGCAAACAGGAACAACAGAGAACTTCTCACCTGAAGATAAGTTCTCAAATAATTTACAACCAATTGGTATATTCAAAACAGGTACAAGGATACCAACAGGCACTGCTACCCCAATTGATACCGGAGCCGCAGAGTTTCCGGGCAGTTTAGCCGGTTCGCCCGAAACAAACTTGCTACCTGCAACACTAAATTCAGCATATACATCATCAGTATTACTTCCTTCTACATTAAGCGTACAGGAAGCTATAGATGAGGTCGTCAAGTGTAATTGCGACTGCTGGATAGACTAACCGTTTTTGTTGAATAAAAATACATTTGGTGCTATACTAAGCATCTAAGTATTTTTACCGTTCTCAAAAACGGCACAAACTATGAAAGGAAAGTTGAAAATGGAAACAACTATAAAAACATTTGGTAGTTTACTAGGACTATTCTTAATTTTGGCATTGGTGAACACAGTTACCGCATTCAAGTTACAAAGTAATACTGGTATACTAGGAATGGCTAAAGAACACAAGTCTTACGTAGACATTAGGAATGTTGATAGAACATTGGAATGTTTAGCATTGAATATTTACAGAGAAGCCGGCAACGAACCATTTGAAGGTAAAGTTGCAGTAGCTCAAGTAACGTTGAACAGAGTTGATGATGGTCGCTTTGGTAAAGACGTATGCGGAGTAGTATATCAAAAGAACGTTGTTATGGAAAAGGTCGTGTGTCAGTTTAGCTGGTACTGCGACAGTGTTCATAGATCACGTCCTATTAACAAAGAATCATATGCTAACAGCTATGCAGTAGCCAAAAAAGTTTTGTTAGAAGGTTTTAGATTGGATTCTCTAGAGGATGCTCTCTTTTATCATGCGGATTATGTAAACCCACGCTGGCCGCATGAGCGTATTACTAAAGTGGGAACTCACATTTTTTATAAAACAAAGGTAAAGCAATGAACTACATGATTCAAACAATGGACTATATCAAAGATTTATTCTACAATAAATTGGGCAAAATGTCCGCAGACACACTAGGTTGGTTAGCAAACATTGCATTGCATTGTGCAACTATTCCATCTTTCTTTGCACTAATGACTGGAATCACTGAAAAGCCCCCGGCTGTTGATTTGGTTCTTATGATTTGGGCAACCCTTGGTCTATTGTTCTTCCGTGCAGTACTACTCAAGGATTTGTTGAATATCGTAACTATTGGCATGGGCTTTTTGCTTCAAGCAACAGCTATGGCATTGATATTTTTCAAGTGATCGTTTACTCAGTAAATACATCACTTAAGGAGAATTATGAGTTACCTATTTACAAGTGAAAGCGTTAGTGAAGGTCATCCAGACAAAGTAGCTGACGCAATTAGCGATGCCATTTTAGATTTAATTATGGCGAACGAAGATCCTGCACAACGATGTGCATGTGAGACTTTGGTAACAACAAACCGTGTAGTAGTTGCAGGTGAATATAAAGGTTCACTGCATGATCTTCAAGTTGACAGTGCAGTTCGCCGTGTTATTAAGTTGATTGGTTATGAACAAGAAGGTTTCGACTGGCGAAAGTTAGAAGTCACTAATCTATTACATGGTCAAAGTGCTGATATTGCATTAGGTACCGATAACTTTGGCGCTGGAGATCAAGGCTTAATGTTTGGCTATGCATGTAATGAAACTGAATCGCACATGCCAAGCGCAATCTATTGGTCACATCGTATTGTAGAAAAACTTTCTGAACTACGAAAAAACAAGGTCATGACTTGCCTTGGTCCAGATGCCAAGAGTCAGGTTACGTTTGAATATGATGACAATGGTAAGCCTACACGTATTGCTAAAGTTGTTTGTTCTACCCAACATACAGAAGATACGAACATTGAAACATTGCGTAGAGCAGTAGAGGAAGTGATTCGTGCTATACTTCCTGCAAAATTATTAGACAATGCTACTGAATTTTATATTAATCCTACTGGTCGTTTCGTTATTGGTGGTCCTGATGGCGACACTGGGCTCACTGGAAGAAAAATTATTGTGGACACCTACGGTGGTTATAGTCCTCATGGTGGCGGTGCTTTCAGTGGCAAAGATCCTACCAAAGTAGATCGTAGTGCGGCATATTTAACACGTTGGATTGCTAAGAACATCGTAGCAAGTGGTAAGGCAGATTGGGCAACTGTACAAATCAGTTACGCAATTGGTCTAGCACAACCAATGAGTTTTTATATTGAAACTGCTGATGCTAAACAAGGTCGTGAACTAACTAAATGGGTACAAGACAACGTTGATTTGACACCTAAAGGTATCATTGATCGTTTCAATTTATTCAGACCTATCTATAGTAAAACAACCAACTACGGTCATTTTGGCAAAGCTGATTTACCGTGGGAAAACATAAATCTATTTTAAAATGAACTCTAGTCCAGAACGAGGAACATTTCATATTCAAAACAAACTCAAGCAATTAGAAGAAGGTACTACCACAGCCGAAGATGCTGAAGGTATGATCGATTTCTATAAATCTTGGGAAGACCGACGCCGTGAGTTAGAACAAACTGCCGAATGGCGTCAAAACAATATGGAGTATGACCTTCGTTCTTGCAAGTGGGTTTGTGACAAAGCGAAAGCTAGTGAAGCATACGCACAAAACTTGTATGCCGCAATTTGTAATAATGATTTCACTAGAAATGATGTATGGCCTATACTACAAGGTCAAACATGGAGTGCTAGTTGGAGAAGCGCAGGTGGCATCATCGCTAACATGGTTGAAGAAGGTGATTATATTGATTGGTATTGTTCCGGCATCACCGGAGAAATCTCCGATGAAGAATACAATGATATGACTAAACAACAACAAGAAAGATACATGTATCTAAAAACTCATTTTGTCCCGGAAAGTGTAGTCACTGATGAGATACGTGAAGACCTCCTTAAACTAGGATGGTTAGTAGTAGATAATGGAAATGAAGAATGAAAATATTAATAACAGGATTGAGTGGGTTTATTGGTGGATATCTCAATAAAAGATTGAAATCAAAATACGAGATTTATGACTTGGGTTGTAATCTACTAGAGTTTGATAAAGTAAAAGAAAGACTGCATGAAGTCAATCCTGATTTTATTATTCACCTAGCCGCACGTACAGAAGTTGAACGTAGCTTTTATGAACAAACAACGTTCAGTCAGATTAATTATACAGGTACCGTTAACCTGATTGAATCTAGTAAAGATTTGACTAACTTAAAGTTATGCATCTTTAGTTCAACTATGGAAACATATGGTTGGCAACCTGAAAGCGATTTGATTAGAGACGGCAAAGATTTTACATTACCTGTCTTCACAGAAGAAACTAAACAACATCCCAATGCTCCATATGCTGTAGCAAAGATGGCTTGTGAGTTATACTACAATTATGCAAATCGTGCGTATAACTATCCTTTCTGTGCTATTCGGCAAACTAATAGTTATGGTCGTGTAGACAATGATTTCTTTGTAGTTGAGCAAATCATTACACAGATGTTGAAGAACCCTAACGAAATCAATTTGGGATATAAGCACCCATACAGAAACTTCTTATTCATTGAAGATTTAGTAGATATGTATGAAACTATCCTTGATAAGCACACAGAAGCACGTGGTGAAATTTTCTGTGCAGGACCTAACAACGCAGTTTCAATCGAAGAACTAGCAAATACTATAGCCAATAAGTTAGGTTGGAAGGGCAAAATCAATTGGGACACTAAACCAGCAAGACCTGGTGAAATTTACGTTCTTAATTCTACGAATGACAAAGCAACATCAATGTTGGGTTGGTCACCTAGTACTAGTCTCAGTGATGGCCTAGACAAGACCATTGAAATTTGGCGTACTAAATACAATATGTAATTAGGAGATAAACATGGCTTATAGCGCAAAAGTAGTTGACCACTATGAAAATCCACGAAATGTGGGTAAGTTTGAGATTGACGACACTGTAGGTACTGGTATGGTCGGTGCCCCTGCTTGTGGGGACGTAATGAAATTACAAATTAAAGTAGACGAGTCTACGGGAGTTATAACAGATGCTAGATTTAAAACGTATGGGTGCGGGTCAGCGATTGCTAGCTCAAGTCTTGTCACAGAATGGGTTAAAGGCAAAACCCTCAACGAGGCTGCAACAATTAGAAACTCACAGATCGCAGAAGAACTCAGTCTCCCACCAGTCAAAATCCACTGCTCCATCCTTGCCGAAGACGCCATCAAAGCCGCGGTAGAAGATTACAAAAAGAAGCATGATTTGCATTGAACCCGATGTTAGTGTAAATCCATTTTTTTCTATAACTTGGGAATGCACCTTAAAGTGTAACTTGGACTGTAGTTATTGTTCATCACATGATAACTCGGTTCCTCACCCACCGTTAGATGAGTGTTTGCGTACTATAGATTTTCTATACGAGTACGTGGACATCATCATGAATAACAAACCCCCTCAACAAAAACACGTTAGCTTCAACATCTTTGGTGGTGAGAGCCTATTTCATCCAAACATCATAGACATAATCGAATATGCATATAACAAGCACAATGGAAATTATGCATGGACTTTAGGATTAAACACAGTAACTAATGCAATTGTAAAACCTAAAGTTTGGGACATGTTACTTGACTACTTTGATTACCTTACTGTAAGTTATCACACTGAGTCTACTATAGCAGAACAAGAACTTTTCAGAAGAAATGTATTGGAATTACAAAAACGTAATAAAAGATTCCAAGTATCAATTCTGTTACACCCGATAAACATTCAAAACTGCAAAAGCATGATTGATTGGTGTAAAGACCATGATATACCTTATTGGGCACGTAAGATGGATACGCCTCCTGGACAAGGTACTAGAGAACATACTATAACATTAGTCAAACGTAATGAAATACTTAAAACTAGACAATTGGGTAGATCATGCTGTGGTGGTCAAAAATTTAATGTGGATCAAGATTATACTAAAACAGTCTCAATCGTACCGAACAATTTCATGGATTGGAATTGTGGTGTAAACCACTTTTTTATATTTGTAAAACAGGAAACTAAAGAAGTATTCATCAACAAAGACTGTTTAATGTCATACGATAGTGAGTACGGACCAATAGGATCACTGACTGACCCAACCAAAATCGTACAAGACTTGAAATATAGAATTGAAAACGGAACAGATTACATTGTATGTAAAAAGGAAAGATGTTGGTGTGGTCTTTGTTCACCCAAAGCAAAAGACAAAGTTGTATACGATGATATAATGAAAAAATATCACGTATGAGTATCAGCATTATATACTAATAGGAATATATATGAGCACTGAACAAGACAAACTAAAAAATTCTAAGCGCCGTCATCAAGATGAAGTGGCAATCCAAAAACAAGTTAAGATTGCCAAAGCACATGGGTTAGGATTTAACGATAAGGCTATCAAAGAGCCACATCGTTTAGCTAAACATCACGCTATGGATTGCGGTAATCCTGACTGCTATCTATGCGGTAATCCACGCAAGACCCACAAAGACAAATTAACAGCACAAGAAAAACGTTTGTTTCAGGATGTAGAAAAAACTACCGATAAACACAGTAATGGACTGCCACCTGCAGAGGATGAATGAAAGTATTGTTAATAGGTGGCAATGGCTACATAGGCTCATCGTTTTATCACAAGTCTACACATGAAATACATAGTGTAGACCTTTGCCTTTTTAAACACAACTTAGGTTATTCTACCGGTCGTAACTTCAACACGTTTGATACTAGCGATAGTGATGTAATTGTTTGTTTAGCAGGACACAGTAGTGTGCCCATGTGTGAGTATAGTCCTTCAAGATCATGGACTAACAACGTAGAATATTTTAGAAATCTCTGTGAGAGATTGAAACTTAACCAAAAACTTATCTATGCATCTAGTGCTAGTGTATATGGTAAGACTACCGGGGTGTCACATGAAACATCAGATATAAATTTTAATGTACTTAACCATTATGATTTACAAAAGATTACCATTGACTTGATTGCTAACAAGTATATAGCAGAAGGTAAAAACATTCTAGGTTTGAGATTTGGTACAGTCAATGGTGTAAGCCCAAACACACGTAACGACTTAATGATTAACTCTATGATTAAGTCTGCACTTGAAACCAACAAAGTAAATGCAAAGAACTTACAAATACGTAGAGCAATTTTAGGTATCAATGATGTATCAAACGCATTGAACATGTTAGTAGATATTGATATAGCTCCTGGACAATACAATTTGGCATCGTTTAATAGTACAGTAGGCAAAATTGCAAATGCTGTTGCAGAAATGACTAACTCGGTAATAACAGAACATCCAAATGATAAGTTAGCATATGACTTTGAATTAAGTACAGAGAAGTTTTGTAAGGCTACGGGATTTGAATTTACTGATACAGTAGACTCATTAATTACAGGGCTACTTTCGAATAGAGAATATGTAAATTTTGATGTGAGAGATAATGACAGAAACTTCCAGTATTACCTATCTGAATAAGTGCTTATGTTGCGGTAGTGAGAACTTGACTATGGTGTTAGATTTACACGACCAGCCGTTAGCTAATTCTTATGTCAAAGATATAAATGACGTAGAAGAATACTACCCACTAGCATTAAACTATTGCAATGATTGTACGCATTTACAATTGACACATGGTGTCAACCCTGACTTGTTATTTAAGAACTATTTGTATGTCAGTGGCACTACTCAAACTCTAAGAGATTACTTTGATGAGTTTGTTAACATATCGTCTAGTTACATGCCAGTAAAAGGTCCTTATAAAATATTGGATATTGCATGTAACGATGGTTCTCAACTTGATGCATTTAAGAAGCAAGGACATCAAACATACGGAGTAGATCCTGCAGTTAATCTACATGAAATCAGTAGTAAGAATCATACCGTTATATGTGATTACTTTAACGAATCTTCAGTAGTACGATTGGGTGCGGATAGATATGATGTGATTGTTGCACAGAATGTTTTTGCACATAATACTTATCCAAAAGACTTTCTAACAGTTTGCAAAGATAGATTAAGCCATACTGGTAGATTGTTTATACAGACTAGCCAAGCAGATATGGTTATGTATGGGCAGTTTGATACTATATATCACGAACATATTTCATTTTTCAATGTGAAGTCTATGGCTACACTTGCTAAACAAGCAGGTATGTATCTACAAGATGTATTTAAGACCAGCATACACGGTACTAGTTACGTGTTTGTTTTGACTACTGATCCTTCTCATGACACCTCTACCCTATTAATAGAAAATGAAGCTAAACAAACTATTGATGTTGCTAAGAAGTTTGCTACTACAGCAGTTCGTGTAGTAACGGAATTAAAGGACGAGTTAAACAGATACACTGATTGCTTACTAGTTGGGTACGGAGCAGCCGCAAAAGGTAATACGCTACTAAATTTTGGTGAGATAGACTTAGATTATATCGTAGATGACAATCCATTGAAACAAGGTCTATACACTCCCGGTAGGAAGATTAAGATAGTATCATTAGATGACCTGGTTAAGCTTGCTGGTAGTAAACCTATTGTTTGGGTTCCTTTGTCTTGGAACTTCTTTAATGAAATTAGAGAAAGAATTAAAAATAAATATCATGAACCGACTGTATTCATAAAGTACTTTCCAAACATGCAAGTTATATTAGATGAGAACGAAGAATGAAATCAGTAATAACACACATATACAATGAAGAATATCTATTGCCATGGTGGCTCAATCATCACAAAAAGATGTTTGACTATGGTGTCATCATAGACTATGGTAGCACTGATAGATCAGTAGAAATATGTAAAGAAATATGCCCACATTGGCAAGTATTACCTTCAAGGTACACTCACTTTGCTGCCGCAGACTGCGACTATGAAGTTATGTTCTATGAAAGTCAGATTCCAGGTTGGAGAATTGCATTAACTACAGCAGAATTTCTAGTAGGGGACATAGATAGTTTAACCAACAATAGACCTGAACGACAGCAACACATCATACCTGGAATACGCTTTACTAAGTGGGATCCTTGTGGTCAGTTAGACAAGTCAAAGCCTTTATGGGAACAGGTACATACAGGTATATCATACTACGATAACTACATTGCACATCAGGCAAGAAGTCTACACAACTACAATGATATTAAATATCCCGTTGGTAGACATTATTGGCCACCTACAACTGAGAACGTTATGATATTTCACTATGCAAATGCTGTTGTGGGCAAAGAAATGATACAGCGTAGAATGCAGATACAAGATAAGGTTAGTCCTGCTGACAAGCAACAGGGTATAGGCAATCATCACTATGTAGATGAGAATGGATTAACGTTCAACGAATTGTACAAAATGCATGTCGAATACATGGCAGATGGTGAGACAGATTGCTCACCTTTCATAGACAGAATATTTAAGGGTAAATAAGTAAATATAGTATCACATATAGGCTATACTATATCAACAATAACAGTTATAATACTGTAGAGACTTGCCCTAATCGCAAGTCACAAAAATATTTCATTACACACAAGGAGAAATTATGAAAACAGTCGGAGATAAATTAGAAAAATTTGCAGTCACAGGCGTCAAGCCCGGACAACCAGAAGATGCTTTCTACACTATTACAGACCAAAGCTTTGCAGGCAAGTGGAAAGTAATCGTGTACTATCCAAAGGACTTTACATTCGTTTGCCCTACAGAAATCGTAGCATACGATAAGTTGACACAGGACTTTGCAGACCGTGACGCAGTATTGCTCACAGGTTCAACAGACAATGAGTTCTGTAAAGTAGCATGGCAAAAGAGCCAC